TACAACCAGCCCGCCCCTGCGGAGAACCCCGTGGAAGCGACCGCCCCAAAGGCCACGCCTCCTAAGTCCTCCGCCGTGACGAACCACGGGAAGTTGAACTGGAGGGTCGACGCATGGCGGGCCCACAGAACGCCGTCGCGTTCATGGGACTCGGCCAACGCCGCCATCTCGTCCGTTATCATCGACGTGTACGCAAGCAGCGCCGTGTACAGCACCACGTATGGTTGCTGCTCGGCCGGCAGATGCTTGCACTTCGCCACGTCTCCGCGGACGTTCCGGACCAGGCCTCTATACGTTTCTGCTGTGCGCGGCTCGCCCACCATGCGCGCAGCGTACTTCGCAACGAGGCCCGCGTCGACCACCACCGTCTGTGTCATCCCTTCGGTGGCCGAGTAGATGAGCAACGGCCCGAAACACGAGACCGTCGCCGCCCTCCACGACACCAAAGACGCCCGCACGACGCCCGAGTTTTGAGAGTTCAAGCTAGGAACGGCGAACGTTCCGTAGCCCGACAAGGGAACCCCGCGCCAAAGTTCCAGTGCCGCCGTTCTCTCAGCGCCCGGGCGCCGCACCATCTCCGCCACCTGGACGTCTCCTGTCAAAACCAAGTGTTCCACCTCGAGCGTCCCGCTCGGTACGGTGACTTGGCCCCCGAAGAGATACGGCTTGAACGGCAAGTAGTGAGTGGCGCCCGTCGGCGCCGTCATCACCATCCGGTTGCCGGAGAAGTAGTAGCCCACCTTGCCCGCGAACAGCGAACCCGAAAGTTCTTTCGCGCGGAAGTTGATGAACAACAGCTCCGCCCCCGACTCGTCGTACCAGGCAAACTCTTCGGCCGTGGGGCTGCGCGCCCACGGAGTGAAGACGATCAATTCAGGCGCAACGTGCTGACAGCGCACCGGAGTGTCGCAGCCGCACGTGTGCGCCCTCGGGTTCGGCCTGACCGCCGAGCCCGCCGGGAAGTGGTGTGTCCCGGCTAGAGCGGCGCCCCCCACAAAGGCAACGCTCCTCTCTCCGCCACTCATCACGTAGTTGAGTGCGGCCCGCATCCCGAGCGCGTAGTCGAGGCCCCACGGGTGTGGATTCCCTTCTACGCACTCGATCTTCAAGCCGTACGTCTTCTCCGCTAGCTCCACTTCCTGACGCGCGTAATTGCCGGTGACTCTTACGGGCTCCATGGTCGCGGGGGGGGTTGGTCAGACCCCGGTGGTGTGAGAAGATACAGACTG